CCGCATGGTCGGCACCGAGATGATCATAGCTGGCAAGCGCATCACCAAGGGCATGACGCGCGACGCCAAGGACTCGCAGCGCCTGGTCAACTACTACACCAGCAACGAGGCCGAAGTGGTCGCGTTGCAACCCAAGAGTCCCTGGGTTGCGGCCCGCGCCCAGGTGGACAACTTCCGGGCCGAGTGGGACGCGGCCAACACTGATCCGGTATCGGTGCTGGTGTACGACCCGGTGGTAGAGGAGCAGAGCGGCCAGCTCGTGCCGCCGCCATCGCGTGCAGCCCCGCCGATGATGAGTCCAGCATTCGTGCAGGGCAAGCTCGGCGCGATCGATGCGGTCAAATCTGCCACGAATGTCTACGATGCATCGCTCGGCCAGCGCAGCAACGAGACATCCGGGATTGCCATCCGTCAGCGCGATCTGCAAAGCGAGACTTCAAACTTTCACTATCTGGACAATGCCGCGAAGGCTATCAAGCAGTGTGCGCGACTGATCGTACAGGCGGCCCCGCGCGTCTATCACGGCAAACAGGTTGCGCGCATCGTCGGGGAAGATGGGACGGACAAGCTGGTGCGCCTGAACTGGGATCAGGATCGCCCGCTCGTCAAGCGCCAACTGGAGGACGGAACCGCCGAGTCGTACTATAACCTGGCGCTTGGCAAGTATGACGTTACCATAACGGTCGGGCCGAGTTTCACGACCAAGCGCCAGGAATCCGCCGCGTTCATGACGGAGCTGGCGCGCTCTGACCCGACGCTGATGCAGAAGGCCGGCGACATCATCGCGCGCAACTTCGATGTGCGTGGTGCTGATCAGCTGGCCGATCGCTTGCGCAAATTCCTCCCGCCCAACGTGCTGGATGACGATGATGCCGATCCTGCGGCTCGCTTGCAGCAGGCGCAAGCCATGCTTCAGCAGATGGAGCAGGCGCTCCAGAACGCGGATCAAATCGCGACCAAACTGCAAGACGATGCGCGCGCGGCGCTTGCCGAGCGCGATGCCGTGCGAGGAGATCTGACTGCCAAGATCGGCAAATTGGAGATTGAGCGCGACAAGGTCGCGCTTGACGCCAGGGAGGCCGCGGACCGCGCCAACCTGGAACGGGAAAAACTGGAACTCGAGCGCGATGTGGCTGTGGCGCAGCAGGCGCTGGAATTCGAGCGCCTGAACCTGGAGAAGCTGCGCCTGGGGCTCGAGGGCGACAAGTTCGGAATCGAACGTGTGCGCGCGCTGCGCGAGCAGGAAGATCACGACCTGGAGCGCGATACGCGCGGAATAGAGCAGGCACGCGCATTGCATATCGGCAACATCGACGAGCGGCTCTCCGGCTTGGCGCAAGCGCTGGACGATCTGCGCGCGGACAAGCCGATCAGGCTCACGCGCGCGCCGGATGGGTCCCTGCAATCCATATCGGTCGGGGATCGTACTGTCATGGTTGCGCGCGATGCCGCCGGCCGGATGACGCTGCAATGACGCTGCGCGCGCTCATGCTGGTTCTGTTCCTGTGCGCGACAGGCCTTGCCGATTCCGCACCATTGCGCGGCGGCTCCGGTATCAAGCCGCAGTTCCTATGGGACGCAGTGAGCGGCGCCGACAGCTACATCATCTACTGTGGCACATCCAGCGGCAGTTACACGCTGAGCGACGATGTCGGGAATGTGCTCACGGTAGTGCTTGGCGATACGACGCTAGCGCTGGTGCGCGGAACCAAGTATTACTGCGTAGTCCGCACAGTCGATAGCTCCGTAGAAAGCGCAAACTCGGCCGAGGTATGCTTCACCTGGCACGGGCGCAGAAGGAGAACAACGTCATGCTAGGCCGGGTGGCTGGAGTAGCGGTGCTTGCTGCCGTTGCGTGCGCAGCGCAGGCACAGCCGTGGTCTGGAATCGTCAGCACCGCGCGCGCGGTCGATTGGACTACGGCAGGCGTGGATGGCGGCATCCCGACCGATTGGGCGAACTGTACCAACACCGCCTGCAACACCCTCTGGGGCGGTACCGTCACCAGCACTTCGATCAACAACGCCATTTCCGGGGCGCCCAGTCAGACGGTGGTGCGCATCCCCTCCGGCACCTACACCGGAATCGGCCGGATCAACATTGCGCGCAGCGACGTGATCCTGCGCGGCCAGGGAGCCGGCAGCACTAAGTTGGTATTCGGCACTATCGGGGCGGGCGGGTGCGGCAACAGCGTCTACAACTGCGCAGTCGAGATGACCAACAGCAGCCTGTGGTCTGGAGGCTGGGAAAATCTCACCACCTTCGATGGCGCCTCGCTGAGCGGAACGCCATCGAGCGGCACCTACACGCAGGGATCGACCAAACTCCTGGTTGGCAGCAACACCGGCATGTCGGTCGGGCGCTACCTGATTCTCGATCAGGACGACGATACCTCTCGGCCGGCGAGCGGTATCTATGTGTGCGGGTTCACCGGCTCGACCTGCTCCGGCGAGGGCGCCTCCGGTGGCGGCGGGCGCTGCGACAGCTCCGGCTGCGGCTCCGGACAGGGTGATAACGCGCAGATGCAGTACGCGCGCATCACCAACATCAGCGGCACCACCATTACGGTCACGCCAGGCCTGATGATGGATAACTGGGTCTCGGCCAAGACCCCTCAGATCTGGTGGACCAACTCGCCAATCAGCTACGTGGGCATCGAGGATGTCAAGCTCGACGCGAGTTCGACCAGCGCGAGCGTCGCACTGCTCACCAACAGTTGTCACAACTGCTGGCTTAAGGGCATCTCCATTCTCAAGCCCACCTCTGCGCGCGCCAACATCGAGCTGCAATACAGCTCGCGCGTCACCGTGCGTGATAGCTACATCGTAGGCGGGGAGGGGACCAATCTGTCATACGGCATCGAGAACTGGATGACTGGCTCCATCCTGGTGGAGAACAACATCCTGCACAAAGGGGTGGCAGCCGTGTTGCTGGGCGCCAGCACCGGCTCGGTCATCAGCTACAACTTCATCGTTGACCAGACTGCCAGCAGTCCATCCTACGACTTCTGGCTGTTCCCCGGCACAATGGAGCACAACGCTGGAATCCTCGCGACACTATACGAGGGCAACGACACTTGGAGCATGACGCAGGACGCGATCCACGGCTCGCATGCCATCTCGACGTTTTTCCGGAACCGCTCGCGCGGCTCGGACGACACCAGCACAGACTTCGGCACGCAGGATAGCCAGACCATCCCGCTTAATATCAACGCCAACAGCCGCTACTCGAACATCATCGGCAACGTGTTCGGCCGTGCGGGTTATCACGATAACTATCAGACCGTCTCCACAGGCGGCTCGACTGCCAACTGCGCGACCAGCATCTACACGATCGGCTTCGGCGGTTATGAGCACGCTTGCTCGAATACGGCGGTATCTGCCGACAACCTGACAGTCACCGGCGCGATGCGCTGGGGCAACTACGACGTAGTCACTGGCACTGTGCGCTGGTGCGGCGCCAGCGGTAACACCGGCTGGAGCACGACCTGCGCCAGCACGTCCGAGGTTCCGACTGGTGATTCGAGCTACCCAAACAGCGTGCCTGCCGCCGAGACGCTGCCTGCGTCGTTCTATCTCGCGTCGCAGCCGAGCGCCTGGTGGGGCACGCCCTGGGGCACGCCGGCCTGGCCGCCGATCGGTCCGGACGTGAGTGGCGGGAACATCAGCGAGGGCAGCGGCGGGGAAGCCGGGCTCGACGGCCACGCCTACAAGATCCCGGCGCGGCTGTGCTTCGAGAACACGAGCCAGACAGGCGGAATTCTGGATTTTGACCGCGCCACTTGCTACACCGGCTCGGGCTCTCCGAGTGCTCCGACAGGCTTCCGCCTTATCGGGCTCAGATAAAATGAGCCTGTCCCGTAGCAGTCACATCAACAGCAAGGTCTCGACGACCGGGACCGGTAATGCCGTCACGGCGTCGTTTACGCCGCAGGACAATTCGCTGCTGGTAGCGATCTGCAATCCGATGGCGCACGCGAGTGGTGGCAATATCGCGGCGGCCAACAGCACTGTCAGCGGCGGATCGCTGACCTGGACCAAGCGCCTGTCGATTGACTCCGGCGCGCTCGGCTTCTCCTACTCCCACTGCCTGGAGATCTGGACGGCTCCGGTAACCACGGGCGCATCGATGACCGTGACGCACGCCAACACGCTCGACTGCAACGGGGCGGACGGGCGCAAGACGGCATTCCACATCTTCAGCTATACGGGCTATGACACAGGCACGCCGACCGGGGCTACCGTCACGGGTAGTTCACTGAGCGATCCGACCGGCGCGCTTACGTTATCGGCGGCGCCGGCCTCTGACTCGATGGTCGTCGCCTCGCGCTCGTTCCAGCCCGATGCAGCTAGCGATGTGACTGCCTCGCCGGGCAGCGGCTGGACCGAAATCTACGACAATGCCTCCGGCGCGACCGGGTATTCGTGTCTGGAGACGCAGGAGCGCACCGGCAGCACCAGCACATCGGTGGCCTGGACAGACATCAATGTCGAGGACACGGCGGTATTCGGCACGCTGGGGGCAGCTATCGAGATCAAGGCTGCTGCCGGCGGCGGCGACCCGGAAGGCGGCTTGATCGGCGGAAAACTCATCAATGGTGGCTTGCTGCTGCGCGGAGGAGTCCTGGTAGGACGCTGAACAACGATGCTCAATCTCGGCAAGGTCTAGCCAGGATCGACGATCTATATCCCCTTCGACACGTTCGACGGGGGCACCGGCGCGAGCATCACGCTCACGGGACTCGCGGCGACTGATATCGAGGTCTACAAGGACGGCTCGATGACGCAGCGCGCCTCGGACAGCGGCTACGCGCTGCTCGATACCGACGGCATAGACCTGGACACTACCACTGGCATTCACGGCCTGTCGATCGACCTGGCGGACAATACGACCGCCGGCTTCTGGGCCGCAGGCAGTCGCTATTGGGTGGTAATCTCGTCGGTCACCATCGATGCGCAGACCGTCAACTTCATTGCGGCTACCTTCGAGATTGCCATAGAAGGCGCGATCCTAAGCACCACCATCGCTACCCTCTCGACGCAGACCAGTTTCACGCTGACCAGCGGGCCAGCAGAGGACGATGCGCTGAACGGTTGCGTGGTCTACATCCACGACGTAGCGAGTGCGGTGCAGGGCGGCTATGCCGTCGTTGCCGACTACACCGGCTCGACCAAGACCGTCACCCTGGCAGCCGGGACCACCTACACGGCGGCGGCGACCGACAATATCGGCATTTTCCCGCCATCGAATGCACGCTGGCTGGGCGCCACGGCACAGACCGGCCGCGATGTGGGCGCGAGCGTGCTGCTCTCCAACGGCACAGGCGCTGGCCAGGTGACGCTAACAAGCGGGCGCGTCAACGCCGACGTGACCCACATCGCGGCAGCCGCGGTCAGCACCAGCACGGCGCAGCTCGGGGTCAACGTGGTCAACGCCGCCGGCACCGCCTGGGGCTCCGGCGCAATCACGTCCGGGGCGTTCGCTGCCGGCGCGATCAACAACGCAGCCATGAGCATCGACGGCTCTGAACTGACCGCGATTCCCTGGAATGCAGCATGGGACGCCGAGGTCCAGAGTGAGGCATCCGACGCTCTGAACGCCATCGGTCTTCAGTACATGGTCAGCTCGGCCGTCGCTGGGGCGAATGTCGCCGACAACTCGATCATGGCGCGGCTGGTGAGTGCATCGGCAACTGCCGATTGGGATACCTACGACCAGACCGCCGATTCGCTTGAGGCCATATCCGCCTCGCTGGTTTCGACCGCCTCACTGGTAAGCGGCACGGCGGACAGCGGAACCACTACCACCATGGTCGATGCGGCGCGCACCGAGGCCGATACCGACTACTGGAAGGGCTGCTACATCGTCTTCACCTCTGGCAATCTCGCCGGGCAGGTGCGGCTGATCACTGGCTTCAATGCTGGGACGGACACGATTACGTTCTCTCCGGCAACCACGCAGGCCGTGAGCACGCACACCTATGACATCATCGTCGGTGGCCGCGTGGATGTCGGACTATGGGCCGGGACCGCTCCGAATGCGCTGCAATCTGGACGGGTCGATGCATACTTGGGTGCCGGTGCGGCCGGTGTGATAGACGCCACGATGATGAACGTGAACGGCTCGGAGTTCACTGCCATTCCGTGGAATGCAGCATGGGATGCAGAAGTCCAGAGTGAAGTATCGGACGCAATCGTCGCGTCCAGCCTGGACGGCGTACCTGCCAACGTCGCGGCCATCCTTGCCGATACCGGGACAGACGGTGTGGTAGTCAATGCGGCATCGCTCGCGGCCGACGCCGTGACAGAAATCGCGAATGGCATTCTTGATCTGAGTGACGGCATTGAATCTAGTCTCACGCTCCGAGGGGCCGTGCGCATAGCGCTCGCAGCGCTTGCTGGCAAGGTCTCAGGAGCCGAGACCACTTCGGTAGTGTTTCGCAATGTCGGCGACAGCAAGAACCGAATTACGGCCACTGTCGACACAGACGGCAACCGTAGCGCGGTCACCACCGATGCAACCTGATGTTTGCCCATCGCTACTTCGCGCCGCGCTACTTCGCGCCGCTCTACTTCCCGCCAGTCGGGGAGCTGGTCGAGCCGCCGCAGCCTCCGGTGGAGGAGACGCCGCAAGTTGTTCCAGGCGGATTCCACTGGCAGCGCACGATGGCTCGGCGCCGTGGCGAACTGCGCGACGAGGACGAGCGAGAGGAAGTAGAGGAGAAATTAGAAGAGGCGATCGAGAGCGTCGAGCAGGCGCAGGACAGCCTCGATCTGGCTCTTGCCAAACAACGCAAGGCGCAGGCCAAGCGCGCTCGCAAGGCGGCCAGGCAACTGGCGCAGCGCCAGTTGCAGGATGCGCGCCTCGCTCTTGTGGAAGCGGAAAAAGCGGCACGCGATGTGCTGTCAAGGGTCAGGCAGGAAGAGGAGGAGGAAACCATCCTCATCGCTGCGCTGGCGTTACTGTTGCATTGACCGACCGGGCGATCCCGGGGGCCGCGATGCGGCCATAGATGGAGCGGGAAAATGTCTGAAGACCAGACGACCAGCACTCAGGCTGAAACGCAAAGCGATCCGGCAGCGCCGGACGCCAAAGCGCAACCGGGCACGGCGCCCGAAACCAATCCGGATGAGAAACTCCTGAAGCAGGCCGAAGTGGACGACATCGTCCGCAGGGTCAAGGCGCGGGAGTATCGCAAGCGCGAGAAGCTCAGCAGAGAGCTTGCCGCTATTCGCAGCGTACATGCAGCGCAGCCGGCCGACGCCAAATCAGGCGCCGCCAAGGTTGCGCCGCAACGCAACGAGTTCGACGACTTCGAGGACTACATCGCGGCCAGAGCCGCTTATGCCGCAGAGGAGGCCGTCGCCAAGCGCATGGAATCCTCCGATGCGGCAATGGCAGAGGAAGCCGCGCGCGAATCGTTCGACTCGCTATCGCGCGAATGGGACAAGCGCAAGGAAGAAGGCCGCAAGAAATACGCGGACTTCGACGACCTGGACTATGACGACATTCCGATGACGCCTGCAATGCAGCGCTCCGTCATGGAGAGTCCCATCGGTCATGAGGTTGCCTACTTCCTGGGTAAGCACCCGGAAGAGGCCGAGCGCATCTCTGAGCTGGGTCTCGCTGCACAGATCAGGGCAATCGGGCGACTTGAGGAGCGACTCGAACAGACGCTCCAGAAGAAGCCCAAGGAGCCCGGCCAGCCGATCGAGACGACCAAGGCTCGTCAGGCCGCGCAGGATCTGGAGCTGCATCCATCGCTCTCGAACGAGGAATGGAACCGCCGCTACGATTTGCGCAGGGCCGCCAAAGCGCGCGCCCAGGCCGGGAGGTAAACCCCTCTCAATAGGACTTCTGCATCATGGCACAGACCATTCTCCACATCGACCAGATCACCCGAGCTGCGGCGAAGGTGCTGGAGGGATCGCTCGGCTTCACGCGGGCGATCAATCGTCAATACAGCGACGAGTACGCCAAGACAGGCGCGAAGGTGGGCGACACCATTCGCATCCGCCTGCCGTTTCGTCCGGTCGTGAGTTCCGGGCGCGTCGCCAATGTGCAGGAATACATCGAGGAATCGACAAACCTGCAAGTCAACAACCAGAACCATATCGCGCTGCAATTCACATCCGCCGAGCGGGCCCTGGCGCTGGACGACTTCGAGGAGCGCGTCCTGCGGCCTCAGTTGGCCAGCCTGGCGGCCTACATCGACTGGCAGGTCATCAACTCGCTGTGGTACAAGATCCCGAATCTGGTCGGCACACCCGGCACCGTGCCTGCAAACATGCAGGTATGGGGCGACGCAATGGCTCGGCTCGATGACGGCCTTGCGCCGCGCGGCAACAAGCGGTGGGCGATCGTCAGCCCGGATGCGATGGCGCGCACGACCTACGGCGCATCCGCGCTGTTCCACAAGTCGACCAACATCGCGGACCAGTACGTCAATGGCGTGGTAGAGGACGCCATCGGCATGCGCTGGATGATGGACCAGTCGTTGGTCTCGCTGACCAACGGCACGCGCACGGCGAATGACTGCCTGATCGACGATGCTGCCGGCGCGTTCAACACCGAGGGCACCACGACGATTCACATCGACGACTTTGACAGCGCCACCGACGGGCTGAAGAAAGGCGAAGTGCTCTACATCGCCGGGGTATACGACGTGCATCCGATCACCAAACAGACGCTAGGCTACCTGAAGCGGTTCACCGTTACGGCAGATGCCACGGCGTCCGGCTCAGAGACGGATGTATCGGTCTATCCTCCGATGTACAGCTCGGCGAGCGGCGGGAAGCAAAACGTCTCGGCGTTTCCAGCCGACGGTGCTATCGTGACGAATGTCACCGGGGCGGCGAGTAGCGGGCCGTATCAGCACAACATCGTGATGCACGAGGACTGGGCGACGTTCGCCACTGCCGATCTGGCGATGCCTGACAGCGGAGAAGCATCGCGCGCGCGCGCCGGCAATATCGCGGTGCGGGTATGGCGCCAGTCCGACATCATCAACGACACGCACATCTGCCGACTCGATGTCCTTTGGGGTTGCACGGACATCTATCCGCACTGGGCTTGCCGGGTCACCAACTGAAGGAGAAGCAACATGGCAACATCCACTCAAGCCGACCAGACCGAATACGTCGGCAACGGCAACCCAACCGGGACCGTGATCGGGCAGACTTCGTCCGAAAAGATCGCGTTCTACGGCGCCGCCCCGGTCGCGCGTGGCGCTGCGGTTACCACGGTCACCACGACCGGCGCGACTTCGACGACGAATGCCTACGGCTTTACCACGGCCGCGCAGGCTGACGCCATCGTGACAGCGGTAAATGCGCTGATCTCGCGGGTGCAAACGCTCGGCCTGATCGCGTAACCATGAGCGCGGAGATCCCAGCCCGACCGGCGCTGCCTAACCGGCAGTCGCAGAACATCACGACCTATCGCGGTCGCGTGGTTCTGTTCACGAGCTTCTATGAGATGCGCGGCTATGCGCCGTACATTTCGAGCATCGTGCCGACTATAGCGGTGTTGGAACGGCTGGGAATCTCCTGGGACTACAGGACCATCGCAGGGGATTTTCACTTCGAGCGTGCGCTGAACGCTGCGCTGTCTGCCGTGCGAGACAGCGAGACCGATACCGACATCATCGTCATCGATGCGGACGAGGCATGGGAACCCGAGGCGGTGCTGCGCCTGCTTTCGCATGACGTGGATATCGTCTGTTGCAGCTACAAGATGAAAGGCGCCTGGGACAAGTTCGTTGCCGTGCCAAAGCAGGACGAGAATGGCAACTACTTGGGCAGGATTCTGCCAGACGGGACTGCGCTGCTCGAGGCGCTGCGCGTGACCGGCGGCTTCATTCGTTTCACGCGCAAGGCGCTTCGTGCCTACTCTGAAGCCTACCCGGAACTGCATTACAAGCAAGACGGGCGGGATTGCTGCGCCTATTTCATGAGCGCCATCGAAGATGGCACCTTCTGGAGTCACGACTACCTGCTATCGGAGCGCTGGCGGCGCCTGGGATTGCAGCTATGGATCGATCCGAATCCGACTGTCTGGCACTACGGGATGCGCGGGCATGAGGGTAACCTCGATCGCCATCTGCGGGAACAGGCCGCGCTACACGACGCGGCCAAAGCCATCCCGCTTACCGAGCAGGAGGAAGCGGCGTTTCGCGCCATGCAGGAGATAGCCGCATGATTCGGACTCTCATTCCAGACCTCCCGACCGCGGAAGAGCTGCTGCCGTACATGCGCATCATCGACCGCAATCGGCAATACACCAACAACGGGCCGCTGGTGCAGGAACTGGAGCGGCGAACGGGCGCCGTTGCCGTATCCAGCGCCACGCTCGGCCTGGAACTTGCCGCTCGCCATGTGTTCGGCAAGACCGTTCGAGTTCCGGCCTTTACTTTCTGCGCAACCGCTACCGCATGCAGGCGGGCCGGGCTTGAGGTCATTCTGTGCGATGTCGATTCGCTCACCCTGGCGCTGGACAGGATCGACGAGGACAGCCTGCCGGTCTGCCCGTTCGGAGCTCCGGTCATGGGGCCGCTGGTGGACGCGGCCGGGGCCTGGGGCAATACCGTCAGTGGCAATCGCGTCTATAGCCTACACGCCACCAAAGCGCTTCCGGCGGCAGAGGGCGGGCTGGTGTGTGGTGACGAAGATCTCAAGCAGCATGTGAGCTATATGCGCAACTTTTGCCTGGACGACGGGCAGTGCATCGGCATCGGCACGAACGCCAAGATGAGCGAATACCATGCGGCCGTAGCGCTGGCCGGCCTGGAGCGCTGGGAACGGACCGCCTCGAGGCGAATGCAGATGGAGGCGCGATACCGGGCGAATCTCAAGGATATTGTGCGCATGCCCGTTCGCCCGCCTGGGGTCTATGCGATCTTCCCGGTCATGGTGACCGATGCGGCGCTCAGCGCCAGGCTCCTCGATGAGTGCGGGATCGAAACGCGCAGATGGTACACACCGACACTGGACCGGCACCCGGCTTTCCGAGGGCTGGCGCGAGAAGGTGCGTTGCCAGTCTGCCAGCGCCTGAATCGAGAACTGCTGTGCCTGCCGTTCCACATGCACTTGAGCGACGAGGATATAGACACGGTATGCCAAGCCCTTATCGACGCACCGAAGCGGGCGCGCTCGTTCACCAGCTTGCCAACCTCGTTGGAGACGAAATCGAGCTTGGCGAAGGAACCAGAATCGATGCTTTCGTCACCATCACAGGCCGAGCGCGAATCGGGCGCTGCTGCCACATCTCGACCCTGGCCTGCATCTTCGGAGGCGGAGGGTTCACGATGGGCGACTACTCGGGATTATCGCCGGGGGTGAAGGTGTTCACGGCTACAGACGACGTATCGGGAACCAGCATGCTGCACCCGACTGCGCCGGGCGGGCGAACCCCTATCGTCAAGCCGGTGCGCATCGGATCGCACTGCATGGTCGGGGCCAACAGCGTGCTGTTGCCCGGAGCTGTGATGCCGGACGGCGCCGTACTTGGCTCGCTCAGTCTGCTCAAGGACGAAGCCCAGGAGTGGGCAATCTCCGTAGGCATCCCGGCGCGCTGCGTTCGCCTGCGCAGTCGCGAATGCCTGGAGTACGTGCCATGAAGCAGCACATGAGGCGGCAATGGCTGTATCGTGCCGGAGACGATCCCAGGCTTTTCACCGGTCCTGGCATCGAGGCGGCGCTCGCCCGTGGATGGTGGGACTCGCCAAAGCGCGCGATCGAGCAGCCCGCCGCAGACGACCAGCCGGCGCATGATGAGGAGACGCAGGAGCGCCTCGGACTGCTCAAGCTGGCTTCCGAGATCGGCGTCAGGGTAGATGGACGCTGGGGCATCAAGCGACTTCGCGACGCGTTGAACGTATGCCAACCGCACTAGACATCATCTCCCGCGCCCTCAAGGTGCGCCGTGTCCTTGGGCGCGCGCAGACCGCAACCGGAGCCGAAGCGTCCGATGCTCTGGTGTCGCTCAATGCGATGCTCAAGACCTGGTCTGCCAGCCGCGCACTGATAAACGCAATCACGCGCCAGCAACTGACGCTGGTTGCCGGCACATCCAGCTATACGATAGGCGCGTCCGGCGCATTCAACACCGAGCGCCCGACGCGGCTTGAGCCGTCATTCGTGCGCTTCAACGGCGTTGACTATCCGGTAGAAGTGATTGCGCTGTCTGCCTACGAGAGCATCGGATCGAAGGCCGATTCCGGCATGCCTGAGATCATGGCCTACAGGGCGACCTATCCGCTGGGGACTATCTACCTGTACCCGACGCCCAATGCAGACGCGGCAGGCGCGAGCGCCTTCTACCTGTCTAGCTGGAAGCAGTTGCAGGAGTTCGCCTCGCTCACCACTGACTATGCGCTCCCGCCAGAAGACGAGGAGGCGCTGGTCTACGGACTCGCGCGCCGGCTGGGCGGATTCGGCGGGCGCATGGACCAGGAGGATCTGCGCATCGCCTCGGAGACATACAACACGATTCGCAACGTCAATTCTACGCCGCGAGCCGGTATCCAGACGGATATCGGCCACTTCGGCGGGCAGCATATCGACAACATTCTGACAGGATGATTCACCGCATTCCATTATGGGGCGCCGGGTTGCGCAGGAAGTCTGCATTCGTGACTGCGCAGCACAGGCAAAACGTCTATGCGGATGTCCAGCCAGTGGAGGATCGCACTCGCATTGCGTTCCACGGCACCGCAGGGTTGACTGAGGTCCTGGCGTTCGGCGGTGATCCGTCACGGGGTTGGATCGCGATTGGAGATTACCTGTACAGCGTGCACGGCATCACGCTTTACCGGCCAAGCCTTTCTGGTTCAAATCAAGAGTCACTTGTGAAAATAAGGCTAAAAACCATCAAGCCTCCCTATTTCAAACCAAGAGTCACTTGGTAAAATTAGGGCTAAAAACTACCAAGCCACCC